GGCGGGCATAGCCCGCCCGTTTTGTCACTGTGGCGTACTCCACCGGCGGAGTACACGGAAGCGAGGGGAAAATGACGAAAGCAAACGACAGGGCGCGGGCGGCGGTTGCCGATGCGGAGCGTCGCGCACGCCGAAAGATAAAGCGCTTGCAAGGCAAGGGCGTCCGCACTGGTAACATCACGCCGTTTCGGGAGGTTGACGCATCGGACACATGGGCGCTGAAACGGTACGCGAATGACCTTGAGCGTTTCGTTTCGCGCCAAACTCGATATGTTGCAGGATATGACGGCACGCCCATACCGTACGAAACCTATAGGGACTTTCGGCGGCTTGAGAAAAAGTACAACGCGGCACATGCGAAATGGTGGGATACGTACGGCAATCAGCCGTTTATCACTGCGGAGGGCGCATCGGAAACCACCATTGCGGAGCGCAGTCTAGCCGCGCGGCTGAAGGGCATGGCATTCGGCGGCGCGTCGGCGTACCGCGAAACGCCCGTCGAGAAATTGCGTGGCGTGAAAGACATCGAGAAACGCAGCGCTATCATGCGCAGGGAGCTATCGCCGACGTATCAAAAGGAAAGAACGCGTACGTTGCGTAGGAATCTGCTTGCGCACGCGTCCGAATTCAATGACCCGCGCATCCCCAAAATGATACGCAAGCTTTCGAATGAGCAGTTGTTCGCACTTCAGAATTTTACAAACTTTGTCCCACTCTATTACCGTTATATGAGTACTAACGTTGAGGTCACTTTAGGCACTGATATAGACGCTATGGAGCACGATGCGCAAGTTCGGCATATGATAGATACGATCGAGCAGGTACGCTTGCAGTTCCCCGCATCGGTCAAGACAAGGGAGACGAAGGGGCGCAAGACCAAGAGTGGGCGCGTCGGGAAGAAGTCCAAGGCGAAAATCAAGGTATATGCGCCGACGAAAGCCGATGCCAAGGAAAAAGCGCACGCTATGTACCAGGACATTTATGGCGGCTAGTTATGGACTATGCGGCGGATTTCGAGACAACCGTTTCCCCCGACGATTGCAGGGTGTGGGCATGGTGCGTCTGCGTGGTGGGCAATCCTGAGGAGATTTCGTACGGCATAGACATAGAGAGTTTCATGGAGTTTTGCGAAACGCACGGCGGCACATACTATTTCCACAATGCCGCGTTCGATTGTGAGTTCATTCTATCGTACATGATGCATAACGGTTTCGAGTACAGCGATTCCCTACGGACTAAAACGTTTAAGACATTAATATCTGCAATGGGCAAGTTTTACCAGATGGAAGTATGTTTCGAGAAGAAGGGCAAGAAGAAGCAGAAAAAAGCGGTGTTCAAGGACAGTTTGAAGAAACTCCCCATGCGCGTCGAGCAGGTGGCGAAAGCGTTCGACCTTCCCATATCGAAATTGTCTATCGACTATGAGGAATACCGTCCGCCAGGACACGAGCTGACCGACGAGGAGCGCGAGTACATAAAGAATGACGTGCAGATTGTCGCAATGGCGCTCGATAGGCAGTTTAACGAAGGGCTCACGCATCTGACTATTGGAAGCGACGCGCTCAATTGGTACCGAGATGGCATAGGGAAGAAGTGGGACGATTGGTTCCCCAAGCTATCGCTTGGTGTGGACTCGATGGTACGCATGGCGTATCGCGGAGGGTGGACGTACGCAGACCCGCGTTTTCAAGCGGACGATAGTCACCCTGACAGAATCGTAGGTGCTGGAAGCGTTTACGACGTGAACAGCCTATACCCCGATGTTATGTACCATAGACCGCTCCCCATCGGCGAACCGATTTTCTTCAACGGCGAGTACACTCCCAACGCGCAATATCCCCTTTACATTCAATTCATGACATGCCATTGCAAACTCAAGGATGGATTTCTTCCAACGCTGCAAATCAAGAACAACCCGTTTTATTCGGAGCACGAATATGTGACGGACACTTTAGGCACCGTCGAGCTTGCGTTGACTAACATAGACCTCGATATTTTATTGAGACATTACGACGTGACGGTTTTCAGCTACAACGGGGGCTTCATGTTTGAGCAGGCCACGGGGTTGTTTTGCAAGTACATCGACCATTGGATGCATATCAAGGCCACGACCACGGGCGGTTTGCGCCAGCTGGCGAAGCTCATGCTCAATTCGCTCTACGGCAAGTTTGCGACGAACCCCGACGTAACCCCGAAGATACCGTATCTTCGCGATGACGGCTCCGTTGGGTATAAGCTGGGGGACAAGGAGACGCGTGACCCAGTGTATACCCCGATGGGGTGCTTCATCACGGCATGGGCGAGGTACAAGACCATTACCATGGCGCAGGCTCTTTATCCACGCTTCATGTACGCGGACACCGACAGCGTGCATGTTCTAGGCACCGAGCCGTTGGGCATAGATGGCATCGAGGTTCATCCGACGAATCTCGGCGCGTGGAAGCATGAATCCAACTTCGTCGAAGCCAAGTACGTGAGAGCCAAGACGTATATGGAGCGTATCAACCAGGTTGGAGCCATGGTAGAAGGCGAGTACACGATGGTTGATGTCGAGGAGCATAACGATATAAAATGCGCGGGAATGCCCGACGAGCTGAAAGGGCATGTGACGTTTGACAACTTCAAGCGGGGGCTGGTGGTGCATGGGAAGCTGCGCCCCCGACACTGCAAAGGCGGAATCGTGCTCGAATGCACGGATTTCACATTGACATAGGAGGTACGCGATGATAGAGAGAAGCTTTCGCTTCGAAGACGATTTGTACGAGGTCATGAAGGAGATAGCCGATGCGGAGGGCATCACCGTTTCGCAGCTGCTTCGCATGTGCGTCAAGCGATTCGTCCGCGAATACTACGAAAGTGTTGATTTCATGGAGGTAATTCTTGGCGATTGATATATGTACCGTCGAAGCGTAACTTATAAGGCACGGTGACACCCCTTCCGTCTGGAGCGTACAGACCGAGCGGGATTGCCCTGGGTGAAACCACCCGTTCGCGTACTGCGATTGGGGAATCGAGCGCTTCGGGAACGGTAATGTCACTGGACACCCTAGCCCGCACATGTTCCACAGTACGTGTGCGGGCGTTCGCATATAGGAGGATATTTATGGAGTTCAAGGACGTTATCGACTTCCTGGCCGAAAAGCTGGACGAATCGGACTATGCGGAAGTGTCCGACGCAATCAACGGAAACGAGAGCATGCACGAGGAATACCGCAATGGCGCGGAAGCCCGCATCAACGAGTACGCAGAAGGCGAGAAGCGCATGACCGAGGAGATTCAGTCCCTCAAAGCGCGCAACTACGATTTGCTCATGCAGGTACCCGCAGGAAACGACGGGGACGGCGTTGTCATGGAGGATGTGGACGATGACGGGACCGTGTACCATATCGACAACCTGTTCACTGACGAAAAGGAGGACTAATGGCCGTCAAGACAGTAAAGACCCTGAGCGCGACCAACGCGCAGATTCTCAACGCAATCCGAACGGACGCGTCGCTGGCGTACCAGCAGCGCATTCCGGCGGCGACGCAGGGAGACATCACCGATACCGTGAATCACCTGCTCGAATACCGCCCGATGATGAATGAGTTTATCGACGCGCTCGTGAACCGTATCGGCGACGTGGTAATCAAGTCGAAGGTCTGGTCTAACCCGCTTGCGGAGTTCAAGCGTGGCATGATGCAGTACGGCGAGACCATCGAGGAGCTTGCCACCACGCTTCTCCAGGCGAAGCGTTACGACCCTAACAAGTGCTACGATGACGTTTTCAAGTGCAGCCCTCCCGACGTAATGAGCAACTTTCACTCCATCAACCGCCAGGACTATTACGAGCTGACCGTTAACGACATGCTGTTGCGCCGCGCGTTCTTGAACGATTACGGCTTGCAGGATTTGGTCGGGCGTATCATGGAAACTCCGTACACGTCAGACTACTGGGACGAGTACCTTATCATGCGCAACCTGTTTGCGGAATACGACCGTATCGACGGGTTCCACAAAGTCCAGGTTCCCGATGCGTCCAGCGCGGCCACCCGCGCCGAGAAGCAGGACAAGGCCATGGCCATCACCGAAGCCGTGCGCGGTATGATTGGCAAGTTGAAGTTCATGTCTGGCAACTACAACGCTGCGGGCGTTCCGACCTTCACCAACGTGGATGACCTGGTTCTGTTCGTGACTCCCGACTTCGAAGCGATGCTCGACGTGAACGTGCTCGCGTTCGCGTTCAACGCTTCCGCAGCGGACGTTCGCGCCCGCGTCATTCTCGTTGACGATTTCGGCATCGACGGCTGCCAGGCTATTCTGTGCGACAAGGATTTCTTCATGTGCGCGGACACGCTCATCGACTTCGAGAGCGTCCGCAATCCCAAGGCGATTTCGTGGAACTACTGGCTTCACCACCAAGGCATCTACTCCGTGTCCCGATTCGTGAACGCCGTCATGTTCACCACCGAAGCGGGCAGCTCCGTCCAGGTTCCGTCCGTCAAGACCACTGGCGTCACCGTGGCGTTCGCGGCGGGGAAGGACGGCACGACCCCCACGTTCGCGACCAAGGGCGCACGCACTCGGCTGGAAGCGACCGTGGCTGGCACCGTGACCCCTGAAACGCCTGGGTACAGCGTTCCGCAGGGCGTGACGTGGGGCATCACCGCAGCGGCCAAGCCGCTGTCCATCGGCACGTTCGTGGACGCTGAAGGCGTCGTTCACGTGTCCGCAGACGAGCAGAACGAGAAGATTACCGTCACAGCGACCAGCACGTACATCGACCCGACCGTCGCGATGGGCGAGCAGCAGTACAAGAGCGGCACGCTCAACGTCGGTATCGGCAAGGCGGCCGAATAAGGAGGATTAGAAATGGCGCACGAATTCCCCGAGCTTCCCGAGAACATCTACAAGTACGAGAATCAGTTCGACTACTCCGTATGGACTCCGAACACGGAAGTGACGTGCGCCACCGTCCCATGGGATGCCAGCTACCGAGATATAGTCAGGTTCGAGAGCGAAGAGCTGCGCAAGCGCTACTTCGACGAAGCACGCCAATACGGATACAGCTTCACCATCGGCGGCATGACGTATCTCCGTTACGGCGAACCTGTTCGCGTCAACGCGCCGTTCTCCATGGTCAACCAATGCAACTACCTAATCGTTCGCAATCCCGTGCAGCCCGTGCCTTCCACGGCATCGGGCTACGGGGTTCCCGAGCGGAAGCCCGACACGTTCTATTATTTCATCACGGATATCAAGTACATTGCGCCGAACACCACCCAGCTCAACGTGCAGCTCGACGTGTGGCAGACGTATTACGACCGCATTTCTTTCGGCTTGTGCTACGTCAACAAGGGACACATCGGCATCGCCAACGAGAACGCGACGCTGGACAACCTGTCCGAGTACCTGCTGGAACCCGAAGGTTTGGATATTGGCGGAGAGTACGACATAGTAGACCAGGAGTTCACGTCGTTTCTGGACGAGCCGCCCGTTATCTGTATCCTGTCTGGCGCTGATTTGACGGCGGACTTGGGTACGGTGTCCAAGCCGAATCTTGTAACATCCAGGGGCGGATTCGCGTCGAACCTTCCGTGCGGTTCCAGTTTCATGGCAATCGACGCGTCCGATTTCGATGATTTCATGATTAACATTGCAGATGCGCCTTGGGCGGCTCAATGCATTCAGCTAATCACAGCTGTCCCGAGAAGGTTTGTCAACCTCGTAGAGCAGGGTACTATCGCAGGTGTGCGGGCATATGACATAGGCACCGACAATGCAGGGTTCCAGGTGAATCTGGGGGATTTCAGAGCACGCTTCGGAGTCGGCGGACGTTATAGGAATCTCAAGAAATTTCTCACATATCCGTATACCGTGCTGGAAGCAACGACGTTTACAGGCGGGGAGATGATTTTAAAGCCCGAATGCATAGGCGTGGATGAATTGCTCTTCAACGTCATCTCGTGCATAAACCCGTCCACGATGCGGACATACGTGTACGCGCACGGATACAACAGACCGAAGAACGGCGATAGGGGTATCGACAAGGTTTATTATCCGCCGAATGGAAGAAACGAAACCGAGCAGATTTACATTGAGCAGGGTGACAACCTCGACGCGGCGATATGCATATCCAACTTCCCGCAGTTCTCTCTTGTCACCAACAGCTATATAACGTACTTGGCAAGCAACAGGAACGCGCTGAACTATGCATACCAGAGCGCGGATTGGTCGCAGCAGAAAGCCATGACGGCGGCGCAGCTGGCGTACAATCAGAGCACCAACGCCATGGATACCGCTTGGGCAAACCAGCTTGTCGCGAATCAGGCGAATTGGGGTCTGTCTGGAATATCGCAGGAGAAGAACGCATGGGGCGGAGTGCAGGGAATGATGACTTCCGCGTTGGGTGCGGGAGGGAATCTGGCATCTGGCAATTTCGGCGGAGCGGTTGCAGACGTGATGAACGTCGGTCTTGCGTACGGCAACGCGGCGCTGAATCAGGACTGGATTAACCGTACGACCGCTACGCAGGTGGGCGCAGCTACGGCGAGTACGCAGAACAATCTCGCAAACCAGGCATATAATCGCGATACGAACTACGACTATGCGGCGTTCGCGGCGAAGGGCGATTACGAGAACGCAATCGCTGGAATTCAGGCGAAGGTGCAGGATGCCAAGCTTCTCCAGCCCGCTACGGCGGGGCAAAACGGCGGCGATGGTTTCAACATGGCCACGGGCTTCATGGGTCTTATGGTCAGGTGGAAGCGCATCAAGCCTGGCGCGATGCGGCAAATCGGTGACTTCTGGCTTCGGTACGGATATTATGTCAACCGATGGGTTCGCCCTCCGCAGGATTTGCGGTGCATGGAGAACTTCACGTACTGGAAGATGCAGCAGGTGCAGATTAACGCCACGATGCCCGAGACGTTCAAGCAGGCGATTCGCGGCATCCTGGAGAAGGGCGTCACGGTATGGTCTTCTCCGTCCATGATAAACAACATCGAGCTGGACGACAACGAGCCGTTGGAAGGGATTAGATACTGATGGGCAGGAAGAAGGGCAGGAATGTCTGGCAGTCCGCCGAGATGAACAACCTGCAATATCGCATGTACTACGAGTTGCTCGAACAGATGGCATGCGCCATCTATCGTTGGGAGAACCTTCCCGCAGAGATAGACCAGCGCTTTCTAGAGCTGACGCTTTTCAACAGGGGCATGAGCGTATTCTTCCGAGACGAGGAGTATGACGCGTTCTTCGCCACCATGGGCGCACCGTCGGGGCAGATTAACATGTACCAGAATCCGCTGTCGTATATCGCATACGGCGCGGACGGGTTCCATCGCAATCTCAAAGCCGCCGATTGCGTTCCGATTTGGAACAACTACCTTCGTCGCCCCGACATAAACGCTATGAAGATTTACGCCCGCCGCCTTGCGGACATAGACCGCACGATCGACGTGAACCTCATGACGCAGAAAATGCCCGTGTTCATCACGGTGCCAGAATCGCAGCGGCTGACTGTGCAGAACATGATTAAGCAGTACGCGGGCAACGAGCCTGTCATCGTGGGCGCGGACGGAATCTTCGACCCGTCGCAGATGAACTACCTGTCCCCAGGAGCGCCCTTCATCGCGCCCGATTTGCTCAAGGCGAAGCAGACCGTCTGGAGCGAGGTCATGACGTACTTCGGCATCGAGAACACGAACGTGAGCAAGGCGGAGCGCGTGCAGAGCGCGGAGGTGGAGGCCAACAACGGGCAGATAGAAGCCAACCGCCTTATCAGGCTCAATTGCAGGCGCGAAGCATGCAAGGAGATTAACCGCAAATACGGACTGGACGTGTGGTGCGACATGAACAAGGACGTGTCCACGGACAATATGAACACCCTTCTCATGGTCGACCCCGAGATTCAGAAGGAAGGGAGCGGAATGTGAGCGTGTACGAGGACGGAAGCTGCGAGCTTCCCTACCATCGCGGCGCGGTGTTCACCGTCGAGCTGGGTTCCCTCGCCGAGAACGGATTCGATTTGGGTCTTGACGCGTACCCGATTTTCGACGAGGATTATAGGCAGGGTCTGAACGCCAAAATCATTGAGCACTATTGGTTCCGCGAGATTGGGTTCGAGACTCCGCAGATGTTCAAGCGATTTCTCAACAGGCGGATGAACGAGATTATGCCGTTCTACAACCAGCTGTACGAAAGCACGCTGCTCGAATTCGACCCCATGGCGAATCACCGCATGGACACGTCGGGCGAATCGAGCGGGGAATCCAAGCAGACGAGGGACTACGAACGCACCGAGAACGCCGAGGGAACGACCTCGAACAAGACCGAGAGCGATGCTAGGACGCTTGTGAGCGCCACCCCGCAGATGCAGCTGTCTGGCAGGGAGGACTATGCGACTAACATCACGGACTCCAAGAGCGAGACCAAGGCGAACGGCACCACGTCCACCGCGAGCGCGGCGAAGGATTCGTCCACGTCGGGAGCCGACTCCACGGAACGGTACGTCACCAAAGTGAGCGGCCTGACGGGAATCACTGGGTCGCAGGCCTTGCAGCAGTTCCGCGACACGTTCCTCAACATCGACATGATGGTCATCGAGGATTTGAACGGGCTGTTCATGGGATTGTACACAGACTATTGGAACGCGTTGTAAAGGAGGAACGATGGGTGTATACTATCCGTACTTGGGAACGGGCGCGACGTGCAACCAGATTACGACCCCTCTGGTGTACGACGAATCGCTTTCCATCGCGCAGCAGATTGCCTGCATAATGGGGCGGATAAAGGAGATAGACACAAGTTTCGTGCATACGTCTCAATTCGCCGATTTTCTCGAATGGCTGAAGAAAGACCAGGACGCGCAGACCGCCGACATGCGCGAGTACACGGACGCGGAAGTGAAAGACGCGGTGAACGCGCTGCTCAAGCTCATAGAGGAGACGCAGAAGGGCATGATGCTGTGGAACGTCGTGCTGGGCAAGTTCTACGGCAACACGAACACCATGAGGGACATGTTCAACGACCTCACCGTGCATGCCATAGACGTCGACACGCTCGCCGAGCTAGACATGGACGTGGCGCAGCTGTCGGAATGCGGGCTGAACGTACGCGGCCTGGCCGTTTTCAGCGGCTACCTGCTGGGGGAGAAGTTCCGACCGCTAGGCGTCGTGAACGAGGATAAAAAGCCGCTCGACGGCAGGATTACATGCCAGATTCTCGCCCAAGGCGAGGTCAAAGACGGGTACTTCGTGAAAGGAGACTAAATGGGTCAGACTGCCAACTACAACTTCCCGACTTACGAGGCGACCGATTCGCCCGACCTCACGAATCAATACAACGCAGCCGTCGCGTCGATCGACACGCATATCGAGTCCAACGAGACGGCGGCGGCGAATGCGTCCACCGCAGCGACCAAGGCGCAGGCCGCAGCGACCAAGGCGCAGGGGGAAGTGGACGCGCTCGAAACGCGCGTCACCGCGCTCGAAGGCGCGACGGGCGATTTCAACCCGCTGGAGACGGACAAGACGCTGACCGTCCACCAGCTCTCCGCCGCGAAGGTGACGGCGAACGGCATCGTGTACTTCAAAGGAGAATAGAAATGGCGTCGGAATACACCCCTAACTACAACCTGGATTTGTACGTCTCCACCGACAAGCCCAACCTTCGCGACCAGTACAACGGCGCGATGGGCAAGATTGACAAGGCTCTGCTGGACGCGAATAACAAGGTGGTGGACTACGGCAACCAGGTCGCGAACCTGTCCACGCGCGTCGAAAACGTGGAGACCACGGTGGGCGGACTCGACGGGCGCATTACCGCCAACGCGGAGCAGATTGCCGCCGTCAAGACCACCGCCGACGGCGCGGCGGCGAACGCGACCGCCGCGAAGACCACCGCCGATAGCGCCCTGTCCCTCGCGCAGACGAACGAGCAGGGCATTTCGCTGGCGGAGACGCGCATCACCGAGCTGGAGAAAGTACCCGCCGACGTGCAGGCGAACGCGGGGGAGATAACGCGCATCAAGAACATGTTCCCCGTCACGACCGCTAACATCGCGGACGCGGCGGTGACCGCGCAGAAAATCGACCGCACGGCGGCGAACGCCATCCTCCAAGGCCTGACGATTCGATATTTCGACTCGCACGAGAACAACGCGGACAACGCGGGCATGGTCGTTCCAGAAGGGGCGCAGTTGGCGGGCTTCTACATCCCCGAGCTTTACATCCTTGTCATCACCCGCTGCGCGTCCGAAGCAGGAACCGACATCGGCAACAACGACGCTCCCGTGATGGTTCTCCCGTCCTACGTGCCGACCGTCACCGAGAAGGTATTCGGCCCGGGGTGTAGCTGGATGAAATGGACTAGCGATAACGGCTTCGCGGGGTGGTCGGGACTGACGCTCACGGTCGGCAACAGGGGCATCGCGCCCAACACGTCCGAATCTTCGCAGGCGGGCGATATGTGCGGCTCCGTGGTGTTCTATCTGCGTCCGTTCGCCACTGGCGTGAACGTCGCGTCCACATCCTACGAGCACATGGCGGCGTTCAACGGGTTGGTGAAATAGCATGACGAGGATTCTGCACATTTCGGACACGCACGGGACGGCGCGCCGTCTGCTTCGGCACCCTGGCCCTGCGCTCCCC